AGGTTTCCTAGAACTAATAGAAGGGGAGACCATTAAGCAGTCTTTCATAAGAGACAAAATGGAATGGATAGACAGCAAATTCAATGTTCAGGCACTTGCCTATGACAAGACTTATGCTTTCGATTTGGTCAATGAACACTGTGAAAACCGGCTGGGATGGGATTGTGTTCAGTTCACGCAGTCTATTAGAACTTATGCCGGTCCGGTGGCAAACTTCGAGGAGTTGCTCGTGGGGGGTCGTTTGCGCCACAATAATAATTCTGTTTTGAATTGGCAGGCCGGTCACGTTCAAGTAAAGACCGGCGATTTAGGTGGCAGGATCCCCATTAAACCAAAAGAGGCTGACGACGTCCGAAAGATAGATGGAATTGTTGCAGCAATCATGGCGCTTTCTGTAAGCTACTATTCTGAGCCGGAACCCGTTTGGAACTACTATGAAGAAAATGGAATGGAGTTCGCTTAATGTTTGAAATGATTAGGCGATTGATCGGTGGCCAGAGGTCAATAAACAATCCCGCAGTTCCCTTGTCGGCAGAAACTGTCCTTGATTATCTTGGGGGGCAAGGTGCAAATCGTTCAGGGGTGAACATAAACAGAGACACGGTCTTCACATATAGCCCAGTCTGGCAGGCAGTCACCATGATTTCAGGTGACTTAGCCAAAATGAGAATAGACCTATACGAAGACGAAGACCAAGATGGGATTCTTATACGAAGAAGGCAGCAGGGGCAACTTGCTAGTCTGGTTAAAAGACCCAACTCACAACAGAACTGGAACAAATTTTGGCGAAGATTTTGGGTCCAGAGCTTGCTTTATAATCGAGGATATATCTACGTCGAACGAAACAGGAATGGCGACCCCCTCAGCCTTTACGTTTTGTTGAGCAACCAGACTGAATGGAATGAAGAAGAAGGTCTTTACACCACACAATTGCTGGACTCAGATGAAAAGATTGGGCTGTTCCCAAGCGAGGTGATAGAAGTTGAGGGCATTCAGCTTGAAAACAAAAACAAGTGCGAACTGATTGAAAAATTCAGAGAGTCTATCGGACTGGGATTAGCAGCCCAAGGACACAATGCAACGTTCTTTGGCAATGGTGGTCAGGTTGGTGGGATACTAATGATCCCGCCGCAGGTTTCAAAGGAAGCCAGCGAAAAATTGGAACAGGGTTGGCGAAGGAAGTACGAAAAAGAAAACGCTTGGTTCAAGACAGCAATCTTACGTGATGGAGTTAGGTATCAGCAGACGGGTGCAGACCCAGAACGCAGCCAGCTTTCCAAGGTTAGGGAGGACCAAGTTTATGAGGTTGCTAGATGGTTTAATTTGTCTCCTTCAAGGCTAGGTCTTTCCGATGCTTCATCGTATAACTCTAAAAGCGAAGACAATCAAAACTATCTTGACCAAACCTTATCTCCTTGGATGGCTGCTCTAACCAGCGAACTAGCATTTAAGTTGCTGCCGACAGAAGATCAGGGCAGGGTCTATTTCACTTTCGATACAAGTCAGTTGCTTGCTCTTAACCCAAAGATAAGAGCAGAGACAAATAAGATAAGAATCGACATGGGTGAAATATCACCCAATGAGGCAAGACGCGAAAATGGGTTGCCCCCTAGAGAGGGCGGTGACAAATACAGATTGCCTTCAGGTGTAATGATCGAGGGCGAACCGTTTGGCGAGCAGCCCCTAGAGGAAGAAGAACAGCAGGTTGATGATGTATCAGAAGAACAGGAGCCAGAAGAACAGGAGCCAGAGGAACGATCAATTTCTCAAATCAAACGTCAGGCCCAAAACCACATTGACAAGCTGGAAAAGATTATTCGTGAACGAGCCAAGAAGAAGTCACCAGATGATTTTCAAAACTGGTTTTTGGAAAAATTCAAGGGAGGTCTTTCAATACCCATTTTGGAAAGCGAGCTAGAAAATGAGAAATGATTTCGAGCAAAGAATGGTCGAGCGAGTCCCAGAGGTCGTTCGGTATCTTGAAAAAGACAAAGAAAAGAAAAAGGTTGTTGGCTACGGTGCAGTCTTTTATCGTGAAGACGAGGCCGGAACTGAATTCAAGCTAAGACCCAACGTCAAGGAAAGGATATCGAGGTCAGCTTTTGATGAGGCACTTGAAAGAGATGATGCAAGGAGTCTTTTCAATCACGACCCCAATTTTGTTCTAGGAAGGAAGAGCGCGGGAACACTGCGTCTTTCAGTGGACGAAGTTGGTCTGCGTTACGAAGTAGATCTTCCTGATAGCAGGCAAGACGTTGCAGAAGCCATCGCAAGAGGTGACGTTACAGGTTCTTCTTTTTGGTTCAAGCCAACGAAAGAGAGCGAGTCCCGTGACAACGATGGAAATATTATTTACACAATTGAAAACCTCGAATTGCGAGAGGTTGGACCAGTTACTTTCCCAGCATATGAGGCAACGGTGAGCGAGATGAGAGACAGCAAAATCGATGATTCAGTTAAGCGGCACATCCAAAAGGTCGAAGAAACCGAAGATTCTATTTCTATTACATTTGGAAAAAGCGAAGTAGAACAAGCTCCAGAACAAGAGCCTGTTGAAGATGTTGAAGAAGGTGAAGCCTCGGATTTATTGCAAAAGCAAAAAGACGATGATTTGGTTGAATCTGTTTTAATATGACAAACCATTTAGCAACCGAACGACACTAAAGCGTCAAAGCCAGAAATTGTTTTCTGGCTTTTTTTATTTGACACAAAAGATCAGAGTCTATTAGGATTATGAAGTCGTCGAGTGAGATGCTCAATGACACTTCTGCGAGATGCAGCACATTAAGACTTTCAATTTCCGATGGGAGTGTTGCGCCGCGATGCCCTGTCGGTGAACCGAACTCAACAGGAGCATATCTAATGGATGACTTATCTAAATTACAAGATGAAAGAAAGTACCTCGCAGGCAAGTGCCGTGAACTAGATGAAAAACGTGACGGGATTTTCACCGATGAAGCGCGTGAAGAATTTCGAGCAGCTAAGGCACGAATCATCGAGATCGACGAACAAGCAGACAACCTTCGTGAAGCTGCTGATGCTGCTGCATTTGTTTCCCGACTGGATGAAGACCGAGAAGTTCGAGAGCGTGACCACCACGCCAAGCAGAACTCAAATGAATTCTCCTTGAAGGACCGGCAGCGAGCATTCAATGCCAAATACTTCAAGAGCGAAAACCAGCGAAGCGCAGAAGAAAACGAATTGATTTCTCGTTTCCATTCTGCTGATGGAACTGTTCAGGGCTTGCTTTCACGTTCTCCAAAAACAGTTGAAGAAATTCATTCTGCTAGTTTTGAAGGCGACAAGCGTGCTATGAACACGACCAACTCAGTTGGAACTATTCCAGATGAGATGATGCGTGAACTTGAGATTGCTTTGCTTGCTCATGGTGGAGTTCGAGACAACGCAACAGTCATTCGAACTGCAAGCGGTTCAGACTTGCCTATTCCAACTGCAAATGACACCGGCAACAGCGGGGCCATCTTAGCAGAGGGTTCACAGGTTTCTGACCTTGACCCGTCTATCTCACAGCTTGTCTTGCAGGCTTACAAGTATTCGTCCAAACAAGTCAAAGTCTCTGTTGAATTGATGGAAGATTCTTCTGTAGACATGGCTTCTTTCTTGGGCCAAGCACTTGGCACTCGATTGGCTCGGATTACCAACAATCATTTCACTGTTGGAACTGGTTCCAGTCAGCCAAAGGGCATCACTGTTGCCGCTGCTGATTCTGGCGTTACGACCGCTGCTACAGCAGCAGTGACCCGTGATGAACTTGTTTCCACCATGATGAGCGTTGACCCTGCTTACCGAGCCAATGCTAAGTGGATGTTCAGCGATACGGTTCTTCAATATATCTTGAAGTTAACCGACGACACCAATCAGCCTCTCTGGTTGCCGGGAAATAACGGTCCAGTAGGTGACACAATTCTCGGCATGCCCTACGTTGTCAATCAAGACATGCCAACGGGTGCAGGTGCAAAAGCAATTGCCTTTGGCGATTTGAGCAAGTACCTCGTCCGTGAGGTCACTGACATTCAGTTCCTCCAACTGAATGAGCGATATGCTGATTATCACCAAGTCGGGTTCCTTGCCTTCCTTCGAGCAGACGGTGATCTGCTTGACGCCGGCACGAATCCGGTTAAGTATGCTACGCTGAAAAGCTAGTTAACACGGTCACGGGGAGTGGG